CGACGTGGATTTGGACAAATATTTATGTTAGGCGGTCGATTAGGTATGATACCGAAACACTTCCTATCGGTAATGGAACATTATGTGGAAACTTATGGACAAGAAAACTGCTTCTTTGTATTGGAAAATTGTAGTAATAGTATATCTCCTCTGATACCATGCTCTATCATTTTAACAGAAGAAAATCACATCCGTGATGCTCATAGAGATATTGCTATAATACAACTACCAACAAATGTAGGCGGTTTCGCACAGGCTTACAAACATATTATTGACGAAACTGATTTAGCTCGTGTATCTGATTCTCCTGCTATTTTAGCAAGATATCAAGGTGCATCTGAACGTGACAAGAAAACTGGAATTAACTACTACAGAGAAATCTTTTGGTTATCTACAGCAACTCCTGAGGACCACCTTGTTGAAAGCACGGTGCCCGAAACGAATGTTGTAGTACATAATCGTGGTTCTTACACATATCATGCCGTGACCTTCTTTGGTGACTGTGGATCGATTCTAATCGCATCCAACGCCGCTATAACATCGAAGATTATGGGTATGCATATTGCTGGAATTACGCACATGAACAAAGGAATATCTGTAGCGCTGACACGACAAATAATTGACCGATTGATGAAACATTTTCAACCAATTAGTCAATACGGACACGAAATCGTACCTCTAACTGTGGACCCCGACATTTTGAAAGACAACGGAACATTTTTGATTTATGGAACTGAACCAGGTAGACGGATTATGGGAAGTGTGAAAACCGCTCTCCAGAAATCTCCTGCCTACGGAAAATTGATTGAAAGCCCTAATAAACCTGGATATTTACGTGAATTTACTAATGATGATGGAATTACTATTGACCCAATGACTTTACAACGAAACAAATACGGTGTTGTTCGCCCGTATGTCCCCCAAGACAGAGTCGAAGCTGTATATGAAGCAATGAGTGTATTTTACCAACGTGAATACATTAACTCACCTGCTCATTACAAACTTCCACTCACGCGCGAACAAGCCATTATCGGAATAAATGGAGACCCGTTTGTCAATGCCATTAATCGTCAGACTGCTCCTGGTTACCCATATACATATGAGAAAGCTGGAAAGAGTGGAAAGACGAAATGGTTTGGCGACGGAATGGATTACGATTTGAACAACGAAGCATGTAGAGAATTGATGGCTGATGTAGATGAGCTTGCTCAGTGCATGATCGACAACGTTAGGCCTCGCATTATCTGGATTGATACATTGAAAGATGCTAAAATCCCGATCGCGAAAGCCAACGTAGGTAAAACTCGATTATTCACCGCTTGCCCACTACACTACACAATTCTCTTCCGACAATACTTTTTACCTTTTATCGCTCATTCTATGCGTAATCGCGTGCAAAATTCTATTGCTGTAGGCATTAATCCAATGTCACCAGAGTGGGATTTACTCGCGAAACGTTTGAAGAAAAATGGAAAACATGTCATCGCTGGAGATTACTCTAACTTTGACGGCACACTCCCGGTACAATATGTTGAAGTTGCCGTGAAAATTATGGTCGACTGGTTTATGAGAAACTGGGACGCTATAGTTCGCGAAGAACGCAACATTATAAATGGATACGAACTGACTTATGACGAATTTGAACAATTTTTGATGAAAATAGGAGTCGAATGCATTAACCATCTGCACATTTCTAACCATAAAAATGTTTCTGGTGCTGCTTTGATATATTACGTTCGCAATGGTATTCCTTCTGGATGCCCCGCGACTGCTATACTAAACAGTATTGTGAACCATTGTTGTCTTGCTGACTCTTGGCTAGACATAATGAATGGCACGTCGTATGCTACAATGAACTCGTTTTTTGAGCATACTTCGTCTATTTTTTATGGTGATGACTTCATAATGAATATACGACCAGAGGTTATTGATGTTTACAATCAAGAAACTCTCACCCCGATTTTGAAACGCAACCTGGAAATGACTATGACTGATGAAGCTAAAACAGGAGAATGTGTTAAAGCACGAACTCTTGAAGAAGTTTCATTTTTAAAAAGGAAATTTAGGTTTGAATCTTTCGTAGGATTGTGGGTCGCTCCAATTGACATCGATGTTATTTTGGATGCACCTAACTGGGTACGTGTTGGTAATCAACTACCTCTACGTATCTGTGTTGACACAATCAGCGGCGGACTAACCGAACTGGCTATGCATGATAAATCCACGGATTCAAAGTGGAGATCTAAGATGATAAATCTTGGTCTAGACTTGACTCGTGGTACTGGAATTGAATTTAACCCAGACTCAAGATCAACCACGCTATTGAAACTCAGAAATGAGGAACTTGGCGGAGATTTTGAGGTTAATTACTAATTTGATCTTTAAGTTATAATGTTAGGACTATAAAAATTAATTTAATGCATTTAGTGATTTAAGGCTTAGTTATTTAACTTTACTTATCAAGATGGCCGTTGGCAGCCCCACAAAATCTAGATTAGTCCAAATGTCCTATTTTGATTAGGTGGTCAAATAGGTCAGAAACTCACCTGCAAATTTTCAAGAAACAAACATGACACATGAACAACAACAGATCCTTACTTTCTCTTCTGAAGGTATGACTCCCTCCACTAGTATTTATACAGACCCATTAGATTTAGATATGTCATATCTGACTTCTGTAGATGACGGTCGCAATCACTCTATTATCGACTTTTTACAACGTCCAATCAACATTTCT